CCATAATATTTTTTTGCTGCTTTTAATGCTTTTTCTTTCCAACTCATTATATTTTGAATTTTTTTACTTCTTTTTTCTTAAAATAATCTCTTAAATATTTATTGTTTTTGATTTTTTTCAAATTTTTATCAGAAATAACACTAAAAAAAGTTTCTTCCCAATCATCTTCAGAATCAATATCTAAACCATTTTCTAATAATATTTCAAGAATATCTAAATGTTTATTTGTATAATATGCCGCAGTTCTTGATGTAGCATTTGTTTGATTAACATCAATACCATCATCAATCAATAATTCAACAATTTCTTTGTATCCATACATAGTAGCAATGATTATGAATTCATTCTGATAATAATCTTCTATATTATTATTTCTAAAATATTCAATATCATTATCTCGAATATGATTATTTATATTTTCAATATAATTTATATTGAAATTCTCATTAATTTCATTATAATTTTTTAGATATTTCATTTACATATATATTAAAAAATAAAAATCATTTTTAAGATTAAGAAAAATAATATATAGATAAAAATATTTAAAGACAATGGCAGGAACTCAATCAAAATATATTACATTACAACAAAATATATTATTAGAATATTTTTATGATGAATCAAATTTAAAAAAAGAAGATTATCATATAATTAATAATTTAAATAATGGAGAAAAAGGATATTGTTCAAAATTAGGATTAAATTCAATAGAAAAATCTGTATTTCCAATTGATACTTTAGTAAAAAAATATGCAATTATTGATAGTTCTAAATATAATTATTTAAAAATTGGAAGTTTCCAAACAACTTATACTCATTTTGATAAGGTGCGATTACATTTACCAACAACATATTCATTTATTGATAATGATTATATTGGTTTATATTTAAAAATTTATGCTTTTGATAAATTAAATAAAAAGACTGTAAATTTAGCTTCAATAATATATGATGATACTTTACCTGGATCAGATAAAGATATGATTTATAATGAAGAATTTTTTTATAATCAACAACAATTTGGGAAATATTTAACTTTTGATATTCCATCATTATATGAAATTTCAAGACAAAGAACAAATATAATATCAGTAGATTTACCATTAGATAATTCTATTAATATCAATCTATCTGAGTATGGTTTAAATTCAGAATCACCAATCTTTTTTGATTTTAGTTGGGTTATTTCAAAACAAAATGTTTTAGGTAATGAATATTATTATTTATCAGATATTAATACTAAATCAATATCAAATAAACCTGAATACCAGACTCTTGGAGTACAAGTTCAAGAAAGTGAGAATGGAGATTATTTTGAAATATTTGGAACATATAACCAAAGTAATGAATTAATTGATGATTGGGTTGATGAAATGGTTTCGTCAGGAAGAAAAATTAAAATTGAATATGATGTATCTTTATTTGAAGAAAATATATTAACTAATAAACAATCATTTTTAGTTACTGAATTATTTTCTAAAAAAATATTATATAGACCAATTGTTACGTTTTCAAATACTGTTGCTTTGATTGATGTTGAAATGAAAGTTATAGATTTATATGATAATTCACAGATTCTTAGAAAAGCTTCAATAGGATTAAAAGAAAATATTTTTAAATATGGTAGAAAATTAACAAAAATAAATATAGATAATGCTTGGAAACCAAAAATTTATAATCAAAAAGTTTTATCAATAGGTGGAGATATAAAATCTCAAAATATACCAGATATTACATTAACTAAAGTAAATTTTCCTGTAATTGTTGATAGAATAAAAATTTTAACTAAAACATCACCATCAAATAAAACTGATTATAAAGCAATGGGTTTAGCTGAAATAATTATAAATCCATTTGGAAATATTCTAAAATTTGATATTGCTTCTAGTGTTGAAGATGAGGTTGTGACTCCATATAATTTAGTAAAGATAACAGAAAATTCAACGATAACTTTATCATTTAAAGATGAAACTAATTTTTTAGAAAAAAATATTTGGCAACAAACAGATAAAAATAATTTAGAATTAGGTACAATTTATTATAAAATTGAAGAAACAGATATATCTATATTAAAAAATATTTATAAAAATAATAAAAATTTTTATATAACAATTAAAGGAGATAATACAAATGATAGAACATTATTATATTCTGGTAAATTTGTTTTCTTTGATGATTTAACATTTTTAGAAAATTCAAATAGTGAAATTGACGAAATAAATGGATTAAGTGATTTAGGATTATCTAAAACAGAAATAGATGCATTATTAAATAATACAATTTCAAATAATCTTTCTGATTCCGCATCTAATAAAAATTTATTCGTTTTTTTACATCATGATGCTGATACAGCAAGTTTTGAATCATATTTATCATCTATAAATGCAGATATTCATTTTAAACAAGCAGGTGGTAATGATAATTGTTTAACATATATGTATTTTATTTTAAATTTAAAAAATAATATAATTTTAGATATAAAATTAAGACATGAAGTATCGGAAGTTAAAGAAATGGAATTTTGTTTAGGTAAAGGAAAACCATCAAATTCTATAATAAATATAGATGAATTAAATTCAAGTATTACTGCATTTAATTGTAATTTAAAAAAATAATTAAAAAATTATGAGATTAAATTCTACAAATAATAAATTTATTTTTAATTTTCCTGTTGATTTTGTTGAACCTTGGTTATCTAAAGAATTACAGAATGTTATGGATAAAAATTTTATTCCATATGAAACAGTTCTTGAATATATTAATTCAACTATAAAAGAAATTGTTTTCCCATCAATGTCTTTTGATAATGTTGAACAGACTATAAAACGTGGTAAAATTGTTTCATATAAACCAGCAAAAAATATACATGATGCATTTACAAATGAAATAGATATAACTTTAAAATCTGTTGATTCAAATTTAAATTATTTTATTTTAGTTCAAATTTTAACAGAGTATTATTTAAATACAACTAAAGATTATGATTCAGATTTTAGTATAGATATATTAGATCATCATGGTGATAAGATTTATTCAATATTATTTAAAGAAGTTTTATTAAAATCTATTGGTGAAATAAGAATGGGATATCAAATGTTTGATTTGTCTGAAAAAACATTTTCTATAACATTTAGATATAATTGGATAAAAACTTACTATGAACTTGATGATGATGATATTAAAACAAATAAATCAATTTATGATATACCTATTGATTTTCATCCTGGAAAACTTGATAAATTAGATAATGGTGGTGAATATTAAAAAAAAAGTATTTTTTAAAAATAATATATATTATAACTAAAAATTATTTTTATTCTATATAATTTTTATATATTTTTTGGGAGTTGAATGAATAACATTTAATTTCCAAAAAAAAATAATAATTATCATGAAAAAATTTAAAAACAATTTAATGTCATTAATTGATTTATTTGATTCAACAGAAGAAATAATTGATTTTTTAATAAATAAAAAGGCATTCGATGAAGAATTTGTAAAAAGAATTATTGAAACAAAGGATCAAGAGTATTTTAAAAATACTAAATTTGATAAAGATGATTTAAATTATGATGTATCATATAAGAATGATAAAATTTTAGTTGATATTACGAAGAATGATGTTTTTTCATATTTAGATTCAGAAACAGAATTAATGAAAAAAATGAATCTGTATATAAAAACTGAACAATATGAAAAAGCACAATTAATGAAAAATTATTTTAATACTATTGATTTAGATTTTTAATTTTTCATAAAAATATTAATAAAAAATCTCACTTATTTTTAAGTGAGATTTTTTTTAAGCAAAATAATTAAACAAAAAAAATAATTAAACAAAAAAATAATCACATACTATAATTCTTGTATCTGAACTAATGATGATACATTTTTAAAAGTAAAATAAAATATGAATAATGAAAATGATTTTTGGAATAATCTTGAAAATGATGAAGACAAAATTTTAAAATTTAATGAAAATGGTGATTATGGTGCAAGACATTTTACATCAGAAGAAATTCAAATGCTTGAAGTTTTTCAAACATTACCAAGTGTTTCTGAAATTAAAGTAGGTGATGTAGTATCAGGTCTAATCAGCACTCTAAATTCAAAAGAGATAATTATAGATGTGAATTATAAAGATTCTGTTTATGTTGATATTAAACCAATTGATTATAAATTTACAGAAAATCTTCATGTGAATGAAAATATAAATGTGATGATTACTAGTGTAACAGAAAAACCTTTTGTTATTAAAGGATCAATAACAGAATTAATTAAAATTGATGTTGCTAATAAATTAAAAGATTTATATATTAATAAAGAACATCTTATGGCTACAGTTAATGAAATTATCCCTGCTGGATTTATGTTATCAATTGAAATGAATAATATATCATTAACTGCATTTATGCCAAATACTTTGGCTGGTGTAAATAGATTAACTCCAGAACAATCAACAGCTTTATTAGGAAATGAAATTCCTGTTATGTTGGAAACTTTACAACAAGAAAAGGGTGTGTATGTAGTCTCTAGAAAAAAATATCTTAAATCTTTAATTCCTAATGCCATAGAAAAATTAGATAAAGATACTGTTTATACTGGAACTATAACTGGTAGTAAAGATTTTGGAGTTTTTGTTGAATTTAGTGCTACTCCTGATGGAGAAAAATGCTTAACTGGTATGATACATAAAGTTAATATTAATAAAGAATGGCAAGATAAATTAGATCAAATATTACCTGGTATGGAAATTGATTTTTATGTTCAAGATATTCTTAAAGGTGATAGATTAATTTTAACTCAAAATATTTATACTGAATCTCTTTGGGATACAATTAGAGTTAATCAAGTTAAAGAAGGTACTGTGATAGCTATAAAGCCTTTTGGTGCACTCATTTCTTTAGATCAACAAACAATGGGATTAATACAAACAACTTATATTAATAAAGCTGAAAAAGTTCTGAAAAAAGGTGAGAAAGTTCAAGTCAAAGTTGTCTCAGTTATTAAAGATGATAGAAAAATTTATCTATCATTTCCTGATAACAAGTAATTATTTTCTAAAAGGGTACAATGATTGTACCCTTTCTTTTTTTATATATAATTATAATGAAAAAATTAACAAATGAAATATTTATAGAAAAAGCAAAAAAAATTCATAATAATAAATATGATTATTCTTTAGTTGATTATAAAAATAATGATATTAAAATAAAAATAATTTGTCCAAATCATGGTGTTTTTGAACAAAAACCAAAAAAACATTTAAGAGGTCAAGGTTGCTTTGAATGTAATGGAAACAAGAAAAAAACAAATGAAGAATTTATTGATGAAGCTAATAAAATACACATTAATAAATATAATTATTCTTTAATTGAATATAATAACAATAAAACTAAAATAAAAATTATTTGTTCAGAACATGGTATATTTGAACAAGCACCTATAAATCATCTTAACGGTAATGGCTGTCCAAAATGTGTAGGAAAAAATAAAACAAATAATGATTTTATAAAAAAAGTGAAAAAATTTCATGGAGATAAATATGATTATTCTTTAGTTGATTATAAAAATGCTAAAACAAAAGTAAAAATTATTTGTCCTATTCATGGAGTTTTTGAACAAAGACCATATTCTCATATGTATAATGGGTGTCCAAAATGTGCAAATAATATTAAATATACTACTGAAGATTTTATAAAAAAAGCCAAAAAAATACATAATAATAAATATGACTATTCTTTGATAAATTATGAAAATAATCATACTAAAGTAAAAATCATTTGTTTTGAACATGGTGTTTTTAAACAAATAGCAAAAAATCATTTATCTGGTAATGGTTGTCCAAAATGTGCAAATAATATTAAATATACTACTGAAGATTTTATTCAGAAAGCAAAAAAAATTCATGATGATAAATATGATTATTCTTTAGTTAAGTATAATAATTCTGAAACTAAAGTAAAAATCATTTGTCCTGAACATGGTGTATTTGAACAAATCGCATATTTACATTTAAAAGGTTATGGATGTAAAAATTGTGCAACTAAAAATATCAGATTAAAAACATTGGAAAGAATAAAAAATAACTTAAAAAATGGTTATCAAATAATACCTAATTTCAATCCAAAAGCATGTGAAATCTTTGATAAAATTTCAGAGAAGAAAAATATAAAAATTCAACATGCAATGAACGGTGGAGAATATTATATCAAAAAACTTGGATACTGGGTTGATGGTTATGATAAAGAAAATAATGTTGTCTATGAATTTGATGAAAAATATCATGACTCAGAAATACAGAAAGAAAAAGATCTTGTCAGAGAACAAGAAATAATAAATTTATTAAAATGTAAATTTATTAGAATAAAAGAAAAATAAATTATGAGTAAGAAAAAACAATCTAAAAAAAACAATGATATGATTATAGATAATAAATCTATAATATTAGATGGTAAAAATATACCATTAAATAATAAACAAATTGCTGAAATATTATATGGTAAAAAATTTAAACTCAGAGGTAAAAATAAAAAACAAAAAGAATTAATTACTGAAATCGATAAAAATCAAATAACCTTTGCAGTTGGACCAAGTGGTGTTGGAAAATCATATATTTCAGTTGCAAAAGCATTAGAATTATTAGCTAATCCAGATAATCAATATCAAAAGATATATGTGATAACACCAGCAGTAGAAGCGGATAATTCAATTGGTTGGTTGAAAGGTAGTCTTGAGGATAAGTTGGATCCTTACTTGTTCTCAACATATTATTTAATTGATAAAATAATTGGAAAGAAAAATAGAAAACAAATGCAAGAAATGAGAATAATAGAGCCATTAGCTTATGGTTTCATTAGAGGAATTTCGATTGATAATGCAATTGTTATAGCAGAAGAATCACAGAACACTGGTGTATCACAAATGAAAACATTATTAACAAGGATAGGATATAATACAAAATTTATTATAAGTGGTGATTTAGAGCAAACTGATAGAAAGGGAAATAATAATGGTTTATCAGATGGTATTAATAGAATTAAAGATATAGAAGAAATAGGTTTGGTTGAATTTTCCACTAAAGATATAGTTCGAAATCCATTAATAAGTAAGATTTTAAAAAGATATAACTAATCATTATATCTTTTTAAATTGATTGATTAAATCCCATTTTTTATGTCTTTTAACATATGTATAATAAGTGGTACAAATAAATATTAAAATATGGCCCACATTCTCCAGACTACTTTAATGAAACATTATGTATTTTAATATAATTCTGACAATCTTCACTTTCAAAGAATTTTTTAAATTGTTCTTTTTCATATTCAAAATTAGCAATTCCATGTAAATAACACGAACCTTTAGCAACAATCCAAGCATATTCCATATCTTCATAACGTTTGCTAACATCAAATAAAAACAAAAACTGATTTTTTGCTTCTTGTTCAGTTATTTCGTTGTTTTCGAGTTTCTTACTTATTTCTAATATTTTTTCTTTCATATCGTTTCAATTTTTTTACTTTTAATATTTAAGTTCTTTCATTTTACTTTTGTGATTATTCAAAGCGTAGATATTACACTGTGGCGTAATTTAACCTTGCATCTTTGAAACTATATGTCATAAAATTTACATAAGCACGTAAATAATATTTTTTGTAATATCTATAATTCTTTGCTTTTTGTGGCTTATTATGCTTATTCCACCAGTAATCTTTTTTTTCATAAGAAGTCCAATTACCCATAATATAATGTTGTGATTTTCGAGTAAAAAACTTATGGCTATCAATTATGTAATTAACAAAAAATAAATTACGCCTAATAATGCGTATAAAAAATGTCTTAATTGTCTGTAAATATTTAAGTAATCGTTTCATATTAAATTCATTTAAGTTATAGGCAACATCAAATTTATCTTTTTATTTAAGTTTAGTTTGTAATCGCCTACATTTCATATTCAAACCGTTATAAACAAATAAAATTACACCTATTATTATTGCTACAATTCTACTACATTGTTTAGTTATAACAAAGTATAAAACAAAAACAAAAAGACTTATCACCTTGTTTGATTAATTTCTACAAAGATAAAAATTTTATTTCACATAAACAAATTTCTGCGTTAAAATCTTTTTGATTGTTCTTGTGTATGAAACTACCCAACCATTCTTCTAACTTTTCTTTTTTAGATTTATTACCAATAATATAACCACACATTCTCCAGTATCAAATCTTAAAACTGATTTCATGACTAAAATTTCAAATAACCGAGAGATTACTAAATAATATTTTTGTGTAAGTTAGGTTTGTATATAATTATGACTTAGAAAGAAAGAAAAGACAAAAGTTTAAATTTAAAATTTATTAGGATCTTGTTTTTCTCGTTCTTTATTTATTTCATCTAATTTTTTAATTAATGGTTCATATAAAGAATTATGTTGAAAATTATTATATGATTTTCTTATTTTTTCAAATTGTGATTCTTTTTCTTTATTTTCATTATCTGTATTATTATTATTCTCTTCATCATCATTATTCTCATTATTTTCAATATTATCTAATTTATCGGTATTTTGAAGATGTTGAATTTCATCTGCTTCATTGATTCTTTGAGTAAGATTGTTTATTTCATCTTCAGTAATTCCAACATTTTTCATTATTTGTTCAGATATTGATTTTACTGATAAATTCAAATTTTGTATGAAATCTTTTTCAAAATCTTGAATAAAAACTTTTTTTAATAAATTATTATTTGAATCAGAATAAAAATTTTTCGGTAATAATAAATCATTACCATATTTCTTACTTAATGTTTTTAATGCTATATCAGTAGATATTAAATCATCAGTAAGAAATTTATTCATTTCCTCAATTGTTTTTATTTCTGGTTTTATATTCGACCTAAAAAAAGAAATAGTTATTGTAATTGAATTTTTAAACTCATTAGATAAATTGATTTTATCAATTAAATTAGTAACTTTTTCTTGTTGTGATTTTTGTAATAATAAAATAGTATTTTTAAAACTCTTTTTTAAAAATTCAGTTAAATTATTTTCATTAATAAAATTAATATATTTTTTCATAATTAAAGCAAATTTCCTTAGTAAATTCTTTATGTATATATAAAATAATTATTCTAAATAATCAAAATTCCAAAGATTTGGTAAATAATCCATATGACCAACACTATTCATTATAACAATAAAAATATTAGCAACCATTTTAGGAGAACAACAAACAATATTTAATATTGTTGGTATCCATTTAGTAACACCTTCTAAATCTATAATATTTTTCAATTGATTATCTTTAAAAGTTTCATTTTTTGTTTCTAGATTTTTAATATCTATATTTAATTTATCTATTTTTTCTTTTAATGATGAAATTAATAAATTAATATCAGATAAAATGATTTTACTATTTAAATTTATTAATTGATTTTCTAAATCTTTCTTTTTTAAAGCAGCATCATTAAGTGCAGCTCTTGATAAAGACCCACTACAAGCAATATTATCTATATTATCTATTTCAGATTTTAGTTTTATTATTAAACTTGTTTTATCATTATCAATAATTGTTGCTTTTTTATTTTCTGCTATTTTTAATGTTTCTTTATATTTCTTTAAATTTAGTTTTGAATTTATTAATTTTTTTTCATATGGATTTTTTTCATTTTTTATATCATCTGTTAAATCTCTTAATATTTTAATAATTAATAAATCAATATTTTTTCTCCACTCACATATATCACCATTAATAATATCATTTTTATTTTTTAATTCTAATTGTTTATTTTTATCTTTTAATAAATCATTATTTAAATCATCTATCTTGTTATTTAAATCTATTAAATCATTATTCAAATCAACACCATCAAAAGATTTCGAATCTTCTTCTAATAAATTTTTTAAATTATTTATAGCATTACAATTTTTTTGTAATTCATTTTCAATATGTTTCAATGTATTTATAGATAAATCTGAGTTAGAAATCATTTTTTTCATCTTAGTATTATTATCTTCGAAAATTTTTATTTGTAATTCAATTTTTTGATTATTATCACTAACAAGCATATGTATTTTATTAACTAAAATATTTCTTTCTATTTTTAATTTTTGTATATTTAAAATTTTAGTATTAATTGAATTATTTAAATTGTTTTCTTCACTTTTCCATGATTTTATTTTATTTTTTAATGTGGTCATAAATATTGAAAATCCTGGTATAAAAACATCTATTAAAGTTAAACCTTCGGTATTCATAAATAAAAAATCTGTCATACCTTCTAATGATGGTAATTTCATAATCATATCTATTAATTCAAAAAATTTTTCAATTATGCCTTTTGTCCAAGCTGGAATTTTAGTTGGATTTAATGGTATACCAATAACTTGTTTAATTAAACCCATTAATTTTTTAATAATTCCCATTATTAATTGTAAAGGCATCATTATAATAGTTTTTATAATTTCAATCATTGTCATTTGCCAAGTCAATATCGGATTAATTTCTATAAATGGTATTAATTCATTTAATAATTCTTTCCAATTTGTTTTTGAAAAATCAAAACCTTTTTTAATAAGAACATCAATATTTTTATTATAATTATCACTATAAAATTCTAAACCACTATTTTTTAAACTAACAAATTTTTCTAAATCACCAAAAATCAATTTTTTATTTAGTTTATAGACTTCATTTTTAATATTTTTTTTATTTTCGTTTAATTGTTTGATTTTATCACTATAATTAAATCTAATAATTTTAAGATTTTCTTTTTCTAATTGATATTTTTTTAATTCATCATCTAAATCTAAAATTATATTACATATTTCATCATCATTATCAATCTTTAATTTTTCTTTATAAATATTTAATTTATTATATACTTTTCTTATTTTTTCATTTATAAAAAATAATGGATCCTCATTCAGTCTAGTATATTTTCTTATTTCCGCATCAATTGAATCTAATTTTTCTTTTCTATTTTCTAAATATAATGTTTTATCTTTTATAACCGAAACTGGAACAGATATTATTTTTAATTTAATTAAACTTTCAATTTTTTTCATCCATTCATCTTCATTTGTTGAAAAATCTATACCTAAATCATTTAATATTGTTATTTTTTCACGTAAATCTGTACGTTTAAAATCTAAACCTAAACTTTTAATAGATAATGCTTTATTGTATTTCTTTTTCCAATCATCACCATAAAAATCTATACCAAAACCATGTAAATTATCCAATTCTACTTTCCATTGTTCAATTTTAATTTGTTCTTCTCTATTATTAAAATATGTTTTTATATTAATAGTTTTTAATCCAAAATTCATATTTAAATTAATTAATGATTGTAATTTTTCTTGCCAATCTGAATCATTTAAATTAATACCAAATCCAATTAAATTTTCAATAACTGTTTCAAAATTACTATTATTTAATCTTATATCCAGTTCGCTCAATTTATTAATCATATTAACATAAGACGTTTTAAAAAAACTAAATCCCCATTGATTAAGATGTTCTAATTTTGAAAACATTTGAGAAGGATATGTTGGATTATCTAATGAATCTTTAATAATATTAAATGAAAAACCAAAATCAATAAATTTATTAATTTTATTGAAATTTGAATCATTTGAATAATGCCAACCTAAAGAAATTAAAGTTTCAGAAATATATTTTGTTTCAAATTTAGTTAAATCTAATTGTGAACTGAATTTATTTATAAATTCATTATAATTTTCTTGTTGAAAATTAAATCCTAAATTTTGTAAAACTGCAAATTGTACAACTGGTTTTGTTGATTGAATAACATCATTCTGATTTAGTGTATTTATTGTTGTATCTAATATCACAGTTTCATCAATATTTAAATCAAATCTATTATATAATAAATCAAATTTTTCTTTAAAATTTGGGTCTTTGATATTTAATCCTAATTTATCAAAATTACCATAAATTCCAAGTAAAATTGCATATGTTATTTTTGTTTTATCTGGTGTTGGTTCCTTAACTAATGTTAAAGAGTCACCTTCAGAATTAGTTAATCCAGCTAAAATATTTTCAAAATCATTATTCACATTATTCCAATTTTGATCAGTATTTTGACCACCAATATTTTCATTTACTGTAATATCATTATTATCAAGCACACCATCACCATTACTATCTATTTTCCACCCTTTATTTATATGAAATTCTTTCAATAATTCTAATTTCTCTCTATATAAATTTGAACCATCAATGAAACGCTTTGATGTAGAATTTTCAATAGTGTATTCATTTTCATATGGTTTTATATCTTTTAAATCTGGTATATCCAAAATAATATCATATTTAGAATATTGATTTAATATTGATTTGAAATGACTTAATGTTGCAGATTTTAATATGAAATTAACTATAGTTCGAGTGTTTGCACTTATTTTAGTATAAAAATATTCATCTGTTGCACTACCATTATCAACTTCAATATTATTCTCTTTAATAATATAATTACAATTTCCTGTTGTTATTTTAATATCAATTTTAACACCATATGGTACTATTGTCTCAAAAGAAAAATTTGTTGTAGATGTTTGTGTATCATGTAATATATTATTAAAATATATTTCAAATGATAAAGTTCCTGTTGTTCCAGAAAAATGTTCAATTATTGTTTCAAATGTTGTTGATAATTCTTCTTCATATGTAACATAAGTTGGTCCATAATTTGTTATATAAATATATTCATTATCATTTATTGTATTTGGATAGTTACTTTTAAAACTTGCAAAATCTTGTTCTGTTTTAAAATAAAATTGATTGAAAAAAATATTATTAATACTTTTAAATTTATCAAATATTTTTAATATAGCATCAATATTATCTGGTATACTCGTATCATTTTTTATTTCATTTTCAATATCAAAATATCCATTTTCATTTGTACCACCCCATCGTAAACTAATTTTATATGTTTTTTCTAAAATCATATTTAAATATGGATTATTTAGATTAATATTTCTTTTTAATGCATTATTAAATGCAGTTGAATCATTTAAATCAATATATTTTAATAAATATATTAATCTATCAATAGAATTTGGATTATTAAAATTAAAAGAAATTTGTTGTAATCTTGAGATAATTGTTAAATCTGTTAAATCTAAATTAGATTCTTTTATTATTTTTAATATATCAAAAATTTTTGGATTGTTTATATTTAACCCCATATCAAATAATAAAACAATAATTGTTGAATCTAAAGAAACATATTTTTTTAAATTAGATAATTTTGTATAGTGTTTCTTATCATTAAAATTAAATCCAATATTATATAGAAATCGTAATAATTTATTATTATTTAAACTAATTCCAAGTTTTCGTATATTTTCTAATTTTGATAAATATTTATCATTTGAAAAATCATGTCCTAATTTTTGTAATAAATCTAAATTAGTATTATCAAAAACATCAACACCAATTTCATGCATTCTTGATAATTTGATATCAAGATTTTCATTTTCAATATTCTGTAAATATGCTATTAAAATTGCTCGTTTTTTATAATCTATATTTGTTTTAAATTCTTTCTTATTTAATAATTCTTTCTTATCTTTTAAAATTTCTAATTTTTTTGTTTCAACATTTTTATTAATTTTATTAATTTTTAATTTTTCTAAATTATATTTTGTTTCTAAATCTAATAAACACTTTTTTTCTTTTTCTAATTCATCACATAATGTATCAATAATATTTTGAGAACAACCAAAATCATGACAAGATGTTTCTTTAAGTTCAATATTTTTTAATTTGATTTTACAGTTATTCAATGGTATTTCATATATGTTAATATTGTTTAAACGATTTTGTATAGTTTTAATATCTATATCTATTTTTTCTCTTAGTTCTTTTTCTTTTTTCTTTGATTCTTCTAAATCTTCTTTTATTAATACATCTATTTCATCTATAATAGTTTCCATCCAGTTTAATGGTACTTTTTCATTATTATTTAAATTCAAAGCAGTATTTTTAGAAAAATATCCATATGGATCAATTTCCGGTATACATAATTTAAATGGTAAAAACGGAACAAAATGTCCAATATCTAAACAAAATTTTGGAATAGGTATATTTGAATCAAATAATGGACCTAACATAGTTATCATCATCCATTTAGAAGGATTAGAAAAAAGTAATTTTAATTCTTGTAAAATTTTAACAATACCTGGTATTGCATTTCCTAATAATTCACCTAATTGAAATCCAACTAATAAATCAATAGTATTTTTAAAAAAGAAAAATTGTTTAGCCATATTACCAATTGCTTTAATTAAAATATTAATAAATATATCTAATAACCCTGCTAAACCTCCATATTTTGAATTTGTATAATAATCAATATTTTCATCAGGTATTTTATCATTAAAAAAATCTTTAACAACTAATCTAATAAGTTCTTTTTTATCAATTTTAACATAAATACCTAAATTTTCATCAATCCAAATTTTTTCAAGATCTTTATCTTGAGTAGTATTATCATTAATATTTTTTAATCTTTCTTTTTCTCGTTCATCTGAAATTTTCTGATTAATCTTTTTAAGATTTTCTTGTTCTTTAAGTATTAAATTTTTTATATCATCAAAATTAGATAAATTTAATTCTTTTTTCTTTGAATTATATTCTTCTTGTTTTTCTTTTAAGTTTCTTTCTAATTCAATTAATTTATCACATAAACTATTTAGTTCTTTTTTACCAAGTAATAATTCTTCAACAGAATATGATGCTGAATTTAATAATAATTTTTGTTGTAATGCACTTATTTGTGATTTTGTGATTTCTACATCTGTTTCTACTTTTGTGATTTTTTCTTTATAAGTAGGTAATATTTTTCCTTCAAGAATATTTTGATAATATTCTATTTCTTTAATAATAGATTTTTTTTCTATTTCTAAACTTTTTAAACTCATTTAAATAATACATTTTTATTTAAGAGGATAACGAATTGGTTCAGTTAATATTATTTTTTTAGTATAAAATCTATTAGCATCATTATTAGTTACTAAATTAGTAACTAATGTTATATCATTTTTCTTTATTCTATCAATAATAATTAAAAATAATTCATCATCAGTCTTTTTCATTATTCTATCAAAAAGCACTTGCATATCATTAGCATAATCTATATTAGTTTTATCATCATCATAAAAATAAACTTCATTATACCAATCTTGTTTTATTGAAATAAAAGCACCATCTTCAATCTTTATTCCAATCATATGTTCTAATAAAATATGAGATTTATTTAAACTAATCTCATTGTTTTGTTTATAGAAAAATCTTTTTGAAACAAAATATACTTTATATATTGATAAGCCTATGTCCAACATGGATAATCTTAATTTATTTAATATTTTTGCATGACGATCTTGATATGCTCTTCCAGTTAAAATACAAATAATATCATTTTTGTTTTGTAAATGTAAAATATTTTTTAATGATATTTTTAATTTAGTATTATTTATATAATCAGAATCATAAAATTCAATCCAAGATAAACCAAGTCTCTCAATAGATATTTTTTTCTTTCTATTGATTTTATTAAAAATATCATTCGAAATATAATAATCATCTCCATTATATTCTATATTTAAATCTTCTTTTAAATAAATACCTGATAATATTTTATTTATTTCAAGTTGGTTTAATTTTAGTATTGGTGTAGATGGATTTTCTTTATCAATAACCCATACCTTTGAATCTGTTTCCCATAAAACACCATCTAAATCAAAAAAATGTATCTTCTTATTGTTTGGTTTCATACAACTATATATTAATATTTAATTCTTGAAAAAAATTATCTTTTCCATGGACTACCACTTATTTTTGGTATATTTGGCCTAAATCTTTTAGTTTTTCCAAAATGAGAATCCATTGGAGATTGGTTATTGTAAATTTGTTTTCTTGCCATTGTTGTTCCTTTATAATCAACATTATCATCACTTTTTTTACCAACCAAGTATTTATCTATTAAATTCTTTGTACTTGAATCTAAACTAGAATATAAATCATCTACCATGTTTTTATACTGAACATGTGTAAATACTGATGATAAATCTACTAATGTCATTACTGTATCATCATGACCGGTTGAACAGGCATATGTGAAATTACCTCCAGGTGTTATTTTTTTCGTAAATGTTGTTATCTCATTAATATTTGTTGAGTTATGAATATTAATTAATTGTTTTTTTACTGCCATTTGTAATGATTTAACTAATAATTTTTTACTTGCATCATTTTCTCCTCCTGTAATTTTCATCCCTATTTTAAATTGTTTGTCATCTTTTCTATGTTTATATCGTAAAAACATACCATTTGAAAAATTATTTTGATCATCAAATACATGAATCAATTCAGATAAAAATTTAGATCCATATGTGTTATATTCTAAAACAGATTTACATTTTTCATTATTAAATATATCAAAAAATAGAACATAAAAAATTTCTGCTACTTCATCAATACTCCAATTATTACTTCTAAACATCCCAATTTGTTCTAATTTAAAAAATTCATATACATTATTTAAATTTTCATGTGTTTTCTCAATCAATTCTTTTTTCTTTGGCATTAATCTAAATATATTTATTATAGAATAATCTTGTGCTAATCCTTCACCTAAATCAACACTAACAATAATATGATAATCTTTTACTTTTGTGATATCAAAAATATCTGGTCTACCACTTAACCATTTTAAATTTGTATATGGTAAATTAAGTTTAGAATCTAATTCTGGTATTTGAATATATTTAAAATCTTGTGATTCTGTTTTAAATTTTTCCATTTGTTCTGAACTAAATAATGTTTTATCACCAGTAATAAAATGTAAATCATATTCTTGTTTGAACATATCGTCACCACCTATCAATTTAGTTTCTTTATTTTACAAATTTCAGGTAATGGTATTTCTGCTCCATTAATATTTAATCTTAATCCTCGAATACCAGCAATATATGTTTTTTCATCATCTATATCCCATTTAGTCATTATCATTTCTTTACCATTAATCTCTTGTTCATATACATTTATCCCAAGATTCTTTAAATAATTTATTATAAATTCTCTATCAATACCATATTCTTTTAATCTATATGCTAATGGATAAATATTTACATCTCTACGACCATCTACTTGATACCAATATACACGCATTGCTTCATACATATTTTTTTCTGGATCTTCTTCTTCTTTTTCTGCACCAATTAATAAATCATGAAATAAATTAAAACCATCTGGTGTTGATGTGATTATAATTTTAGAATTATTTACAGATGAAACTGTTGGAACAACAGCACCATAATATGCTTTAACTATATTGTCTGGCACTTTTGCAAATTCATCCAAATATAAGAAATCAATAGTAAATCCAATTGATGGTTCTTTTGTTCTATTTTCTGTTTGAATTCTACATCCATTTTCAAATGTTAAACTTCGTTCATTCCAATTATTAATTCCTGTCTTTAAAAAAAATGGTACTAATCTATAAATTCCTTTTATTTTTGTAATAATTTCAACTACAGTTTTTCCTTATTCGCAACAATCATAACTGACTTATCATTGTGGAACAGAATATAATGTAAGATTACTATTGCAGCACTGATCGTGTTGTGACTCAGTATATTAGATGTATAGTAACTTGGTTCTGGACCATCAATAGTTAAGTCAAACATTGATAATTTACCTCTTAATTTCTTTACATGTTTTACTTTTGATAAACCAGTTGTTGTTATTACTTCATCATCAGTATTCAAATCTACGACTATTTTTGGTGTGTGATCTTTACAATAAACTATATGTGTATCCGCACATTCTATTTTATTTCCATTTTCAAGCTCTAACTCATATCTTTGTAATGGTATTGTTCTAACTATTTCTGAAACAGGTGTATTACCATAATCTGTTTTCACAAATTTCTTTATTGAAATTATATCAATTATTTTCTTTAATGAGTTTTTTTCATCTTTATTTATATTTCTAAATTCATACATCTCAATAAGTTGAATTAAAAATATAATTATTTCTTTAATATGTTTTTTCATTATCTATGATCTTATTTTTTATGAAAACTTTTATTTTTTTATTTTCATTTATCCATACATTTTCCCATATGTGATATAATCTTATATCTTTTTTTAATGCATTTCTACTTTTTGAAAAATGATAACCTGGTGTTTTTAATGAATGCCAATAATCACCATTAAATTCAAATCCTAATTTTATATCTGGTAAATAAATATCTATTTCTTTACCATCTAATATAGTTCTTTCAGATTGTATTATTGTTTTATCATAAATTGATTTTATATATATTAATAGATCGTTTTCTAATTTAGAAATTGATTTATGTAATGGATTACATATTATACAAATTTCATCATTATTTAATAATCGACTATAAAATGTTTTTTCATTTATTATAAATGAATTATCACATTTATCACAATAAATTTCTAAATTATTATATTTCTTATTTTCTATTTGATTTTTATTTATTATATTAGAATATTTATGATATAATGAAAATGTTGTTTTTGATATTTTATTAGATATTTCTATATTTTGTGCTGGTCTTTTAACACCATATTTCTCCAAATTAGTTTTTTCTTGTTTTTCTAATTGTTTTTTATTCTGTAAATGATATTCAGCACCATATTTTTCTAAACTTGTATTTCTTGATTTTTCCTTGATTTTTTCATTTTGAAAAATATTTTCAACATCATATTTTTCTAAATTAGTTTGTTTAACTTTTTTTTGTATTTCTTTATTTTGCATTGGATGTTCTACACCATATTTTTCTAAATTAGTTTGTTTATTTTTTATATGTGAACATTTTTTACAAGTATAAATTTTGTATTTATTATAATTTTTCCAATAGTTCTGAATAGATATTATATTCTCTGCATTACATATATCACATATAGCTGTAATTTTATTTTTTGAATTTTTATTTAAATCATTTATATTCACTGAAATAATTTTATTTATTTCAGTATTATATTTTTTATAAAAACTCTTATTTCTACTTGTTATTTTTATTTTTATTTCTTTTTCTTTAATCATTAATTAATTTAATTGTGATTTTTTGTAATTTTGATAAAAATTATAATTTCATATACATTCGATATAAAAATAATTTAGATTTTTCTAAAAATGTTAATTTTCTTTCTTGTCTAACCATATCATAATATAACTCATAAAAAGGTATTTCATATATGTCTTTTGTTTCTTCATTAAGAGCTAATATATTAGTATTGAATGAATTGCATTTTCCAACTTGCCTACTTGCCATTAATATTGAAAATCTATGTTGTGTATAAAGATTAATAATATCTTTCTGATATTCTCTTAATTTCATTGGACCAATTGTTCCATCTTCACGCTTGATTTGACAGTATTGTTCTGCAAAGTAATGAACACTCATTTTACATTTCATATATTCATTAACTTCTTTATCAGTTAAAGCAAATGGAATATTTGCTCTCCTAACACCTTTCATGTTATTGAACCACAATTTTTCATGATTTTTTAATTTCTCACCAAGATTTTCTCTTCGTTGAATATCATTTACTAATTTAGTATTTAGAACTCTTGTATCTTGTTTTTTTTTAGTCATATATTTTTTTTTTTTCATTTTTTTCAGTTTGATGATAAACATTTAATAATAATATATATACATAAAAGAAACTCAAAATATGATAAATAAAATGGTCTTTACAAATTTAAAAAATTTAATATTTTATTTTTTATAAAACTTTTCACATTTTCACCATTTTCATCCCATTCTTCTTCCCATATATGATATAATCTTATACTTTTTTCTAATGCTTTTCTACTCTTTGAAAAATGATATCCAGGTTTCTTGAATTTCTTTGAGTGCCAATATGTTCCATTAAATTCAAATGCTAATTTTAATTCAGGTAGATAAATATCTATCTCTTTACCTTCTAATATTTTTCTGTCTGATGTAATAATTTTTCCTTTATAAATATTTTCTATATGTTTTAATAATTCTACTTCTTTTTCTGATACTAACGATTGAATTGGATTACATATAGTACATAATCTTGTATGATAAACTTTGGTTCTGTTGTAATATAATACATTATCTATTTGAAAATTATTGTCACATTTCTTACAATGAAAATTATATTTAAAATCATCATCAATATATAATAATTCATAATCATTTGATAATTCTTGTTTTATTTTATTATAAATATTATCTTTTCTGATTTGTAATAATTTATTTTTAATTGTTTTATTTTGCATAGGATTTTCACTTTGATATTTTAATTTACATGTTTCTTTCATTTTTTCATTTCTTTCATTAATATCTTTTTGTGTTTTTTTAGACCAGGTTTCTTTTATTTTATTTCTAATATTAATATTTACTGAAGAATTTTCATAACCATACTTTTTTAAATTTGTGTTTTTAATTTTATTTTTAATTTCGTCTAAGAACATTGGATGTTCAACTCCATATTTTTCTTTAAATTTTTCCTTTTTCTTTTTTTTATATTTATTTGATTGAGTAAAGTGTTCTACACCATATTTTTCTAAAGATGATTGTTTAACTTTTTCATTATATTTATCAGTTTGCATAAAGTATTTATAACCATATTTTTCTAAATTAGTTTTTTCTCTAGTAATATAATTACACTTAAAACAATAAAAAATTCCGTTTTTTTCATCTCTTTTATAATCTTTATAAATCATTGATTTCACTTTACCACAATTATCACACTTTATATTTATTTTTATATGTGAACCAGAACTTAAATCATCAACATCAACAATTATTTTATCATTATTTATATCATAACCTTTTTTCTTATAATAATTTTTTACTCTATTTGTTATCTTTACTTCTACTTTCTCTGTTAATATCATATTTCTATATATAATTTTTATCAAAACTTATTTTTAGTTTTTAATAATTAATATATAGGAATATGGATAAATATACTGATAAATATATTAATAGTTTTGATATATTAAAACATGCAAGAATTGGCTTTGAATTCGAATTTTTCTCGGAAAAACCTTATCACAAATTACTTGAATTTTTAAATAGAGAACTAAATGTTAAAGTTTCTGGTTATAGAGTTTATCATTCATCATTTGATCCTGAAGAAACACATTGGAAGATTGAACCAGATTTGTCGTTGGGTTTTTCGGGTATTGAATTGATTTCAGGACCAATACCATATATAAATGCAAAAACATATTTATTAAAAGTTTTAAAGATATTACAAAGCCCTGGATTTTCAACAGATGACAAATGTTCAATTCACATAAATATAAGTTTTGATGAAGAAACAAGTCCAAGAATTTTAGAACAATTAAATAAATTGAAATTAATATTAAATATTGATGAGAATTTTATTTATAAATATTTTCCAGAAAGAGAGAATAATTTCTATGCAAAATCAGTGAAAAAAATTATTCCATTTAAAAGTTTTCAATTTAGTTCAAACGCAGCAGAAATTTTAGTTAATAGTTTAGAATTACCTGATACTAAATATTATGGTATAAATATGTTAAATGTTTTTGATGGTAGAGTAGAATATAGATATATTGGTGGTAATGACTATGAAGAAAAAACAGGTGAAATTTTAGATTTAATGGATTATTTTGTTCAATTAACTTGGGATTCAATTGATGTTTTAGATGAAGATGATATGGAAAAATTAACAGATTATTTACAAGAAAATATTAATCAATTTAAAAATTTCTCAAAAATTGATAATTTTTTAGCACAATTTCCATCAATAATGTTACAAATTGATATGAGTTCTGAAATGACTATATTAAAAAGTTATTATGAACAATTTTATGATCAGTTATATGATATAATTACAAACATATATAATTTGAGTAATTGTATTATTAATTATGATACTGAAGAACAAAAAATAGAAATTATAGATGCGACATTCAAAACTATTTTTGATATTAAAAGAATTGTTTTAGTTGATTGTGTTATTGAAGGTGGTTCTTTTTCTAATTGTACATTTGTAAATTGTGAAATTAAAAATGCTCATTTGAATAATTGTACATTAGGTATGACCGATGTTTATAAATCTAAAATTGAATCATCTAAAATAGAAAATGGATCAATATTACATGATTGTTATGTGTTCAATTCATTACTTGATGGTGAAATGAAAGGTGGGATATTTAGATCTGGAAAATTAGGGGAATTCGCAAATTTAGATTCAGATGTAAAAATTGTTACAGCTACAAATAATTATTTTGGTGGTGCACAAGATCAATCAATGGAAGATAAACTTAAAGCTATTGGTGGATTTAAAAATAAATCAAACATTAATAAGAAGAATATATTTAAAGGTTATGGTACCAGTAAAGGTTATTCTTCTGATGTTGATGATTATACTTTTTAAAAAAAATGAGAAAAAATGAAAAATGATGAATTTTTTATCAAATGAATTATATAAAAAAATGAAAAAAGATAGAAGAGAACCAAGTGTAAAGAAATTTAAGATATGAAATATTTAAAATATATAAATGACATAGAATATATTCTTTCAGTAAATGAAAATAATGATATTGATAAAAAAATAGATAATCAAACACAATTATTTACATTGTGTTTTCAATATCTCGATGATCAAACATATTCAATAGCTAAAAAATTAATTGAAGATGGTGCAGATGTAAATACTGATAATGGATATTGGTATCTTTTTGGAATAGTTATTGGTAATATATTTGATGATTTTGGTTCAGAAAATAATATGAAAATTTTAAAAATGTTATTAGATAGAAATGTTAATTTATTACTGAGTAAATATTCTAAAAAAACAGATTTACTAAATTTTTTAAAACATGAAAAATTTAATAAAAATTATCAAGATGTGATTAGTTTATTAGAAAAATATGATTATTTTAATAAATTATATAAAGAGAGAGAAATAAATAGATTTAAGATATGAAATATTTAAAAAAGATAGAAGAAGATAAAATATTAAAATTTAGTGAATATGAACCAAAGAAGTATAATGGATCTATTTTAGTAAATAATATTATGGAATGGATGAGAAATTATTTTTTAGATAATTCTGATTCAGAAGATTTAATAAGAGTACCTATGACTAAGTTTATAGATGAAACTAATATTGATGTTGAACAATTAAAAACATTTGTAGATGAACAAGAAAAAACCGGGAGAATTGATTCATTTAAAATTAAAATTGAAAATGATATAATTATATTTTATGATTTCAAGAAAGATAATTCTAAAAAAGTATGGGAAGAAACAACTAATGAATCTACACTAGTTAGTGAATTCGAATTAGATGAATTATTAGATAAAATAGCTGAGTCTGGA